CTAAGTTTTATGCCCCCGTTTCTAAAACTCAATTGTTTAAAGATGGGGGATTATTCTCATTAGAGAAGGCACAAGACGGTGGGGCAACTACATTACAAGATATTACAAAAGCTCTTGATGAATACGCTCGATTGTTTAAAGCTGGAATTTCGTCCAATGCTGAAAAGTTAACTTTAGCTCGTGCGTTTCCAGATGATTCGGTTTATATGGAAGCTGCTAGCGCAGTTCCTTTAAGTGAAACAATGGTAATTGGGGGGCCTGCTTCCGTAGAATTAATTGATAGAGAAGGGCATATGATTACGAATGATGCATTAAATAATGCATTTAAAAAATATATGGATAACTTCCGTACTCGTAATGCTATGGTTTTACACTCCGATGTTCAGGTTGGGTGGGCCTTACCCGCATATATTACACGTGGGGGGCAAATTTATAAAAGCGGCGTTGGGACTGCCGGATTATTTTTCATATGTGAATTACGTGGTGATACCAAAATAGCTGAGAAAGTTGCGAAACAAATTGAGGATGGGAAACTTAGAAGCTATTCCATAGCTGGGTCTGCCACCAAGGTAAGGAATATGCAGAAAGGTTTAATGCCCTATATGCAAGTGGATGAAATGGAACTGGCAGAGGTCACCGTTTGTGAGAAAGGGGTAAATCAAGGGGCCGGTTTTGAAATTTTAAAGGCAGAAGATAACCCTGATTTCCCAGATGAGGGTGAGCCAGTAGTTATTGTTGCTCCTGAAGAAGAAGAGTCTAAAGAAATAAAACAAGTAAATATATCAATCAATCTCTTAGAGAAAGAGGATGGCGATATAGATTTTACGGGTAGTTTTTTTAATTATATGGAAAAAGTAGATACTACTGGGAAATATAAACCACGGGGTGTTGGACGTTCACCACAACGTAAAATACATGATACCGATACAGACTAAGGGGGAATATTATGGGGTATACAAGTCATCTTTTTAAGTATTTGAAGAAAGCAGCCGCTAAGAATAAAGACCCTTTAAAAACTGGGGAGTCTTTTACGACCTTATGGAATGAGGAAGCTCGTCGTCAGGAACATGACAAGCTTAAAATGGAACAAGGTTTTCCTGAAGAGCAAGACCCCAATGCCATGCGATATCAACGTTATGTAGAATTGGAAACTGATGAACAGGGTGTGGTTCAGCATCCGAAGCCCCCGTGGATTGTTAATGAGGCCAGTGAAATGGTCGCGGAACTTAATGACGAAGATGCTCCGACTTATAGTAAGTCTGAAAAAGCTGCAAATAGGGCTGGGAAATTTACAGCCTCTGTAACCAAAACTTTAATTAAAAGTGAGGGGCAAAACTACGGTGGCGCAATTTCTCCGGAACGATATGCGATTATGGAGAAAGCTGAAGACAGTCAGTTTAAACCTCGACTTACAAGGAAGCCGGGGGGCGACCTCCACGTTAGGCCGGGAGAGGCTGAAAGAAAGTCAGGGGTCGGTATCCCTACACTCAGTGAAGGCCCACATCCTTCACGGGAGACAAGACAGCTTATGGAAGATGCTCCAATTGGTACGCGACAACAAGCAAACCAACGTAGGCTGGAGCAAAAGGCACCTCGACAGATGAGAGATGTTGAAGAGATGGAAAAAGGTATAGGAGATATAGCAGGGAAATTAAAAGATAAGATAATAGGCAAGCCGAAGCAGCGAGAAGCTCCCCAAACTATGGATGCTCAACTTGCACAAGCTCGGCAATACCAGAGTCAACTAGACAGCTTGGCAAAGCCAACTAAAGATATGGAAAAAGCTGATGAGTTAACAGGTGACAGAACTCGTAGTGACGTTGATGAGATTATCGCACGGCGTCAAATAGGTGGTGAATCAGACCGACGAGCGAGACAAGAAGGGATTAGGAGGAGCGTTGAAGGAAGACCTCCCCCTAGACCCGCAGGGAGCCGTACAGGAAAAAGAGGGGTAAGTGGCCCTCCACGTAGCGTAGGGTCTAGTGGCCCACCAAGTACCGCTGGTGGTAATTTCGAGGAACAATTCCCTGGCAGAATGGCAGACCTCCCGCAGAAGTCGTCAGCGCAGAGGCCGTTATCAGAAGCGGAACAATGGAAGAAAAAGTTTCCCGAAAAGAGAGAAGGGCCGCAGGGCGTACCAATGGACACAGGCCCCAATGTACCTAATACAGGCAAGCCGGGTACATCAATCATGGGTAAACTTACCAAGAGTCTTATAAAATTATATAAGGCAGGGATGCAAAAAGATACAGGAGATACTGATCCCAGCTTGATTCCAGTACAATCTGCTAGACTCAAGAGGCAGCAGGGCAAGGCATTTAACACAAGGTTTATAGATACAAAAAGTCCAGACGTGTCAACCAGCGCAGCGGGGGAGGTGGATCGTAAGCAGTACAACCTAACGTCAGCAGCCAGAGAGGGTATGTCTCCTGAACAAAGCAGACTAGTGGATGTTCGAGCTTCTAATATGGAAAAAGGTGGAGAGGAAATACCATCAAAAACTATTGAACGTATTATTGATGGGGAAAAAGTAACTGTTAGCAATCCTGCTTATGAAGCTTATAGAACAAATGTAGGGGGAAATCTTCCTGGGAGTGGTGGCACGGATACTCCAACAGGGATGCGACAAACTAGGCGGTCTGGTAAAGGGGGGGCAACAAGCCCCTATACAGGATATGGTAATGCGCAAATATATTAAAACCTTACTGAAAGCTACATCTCAGCGGGACGATACAACGGTCAGTTCTGAGGCACTAAGGGCGCAGGAGGAACAAGAAATGGAAGAACGTGGTATGGGTGATGTTACAGAGGAGTCATCGCAACGATATGCAGATGTAGATACGCAATTAAGCAGGGAAGGAGTTGATGTAGAACCAACCGAGGATATAATGCAAGAACCGCCGGGAGGACGGGGTGCATTGCGACAGCCAGAAGGGGGGCCAGATTCTTTGTATGAACATATGGAGGAAACGCCGGGGCGGACACCGAAGATTGAAAACATACTCCCAGCACTTGTGGCGGGGGGAGCAAAGAAATTGGCTACGGGCGCATTAGCTGGGGGCGGCGGTGATGATAATGCTTTGGGCTTATCTGAGAAGGTTGGTGGTTATGGCACCCCCGGACATGCGCGAACCGTAACCAGAGACGCCAAAACTAAACCTACTTCCGGTATGAAGAAGAAATATGGTAATATGGGAGCATTGGGCTTCCCCCAAATGAATTCTCCATCAAAATCTAAATCGAAAGGTAAACGTAAAAAATAGAGACATATGCTAAAGAAAATTTATAAACCTATTTGGAAATATATGCAAAGTTGTGATATTTTAAAAACATCATATAAACGAGAGGATACTCTCGCATATTGGAAACACATAGAAGGCATTGACCAACCTGTAATGAAGAAGAGGCGTTAAAATGATGGGAAAAATACGACCACAAATATTATCAGCAATACTTTGTTTGAGTGCATTGGCTGGGTTAGCTACATGGGCGGGAATTTCAGAAATTGCAACTGTAACTATCGGTGGTATAATAGCATTGGGGATGAAAGTGTTAGAGAACGAATAACCTGAATGAATAAGGAGATTAATTATGCCAGTATATAATCATGACGAACCCATTGAAATTAAAAAGCTCAAGTATAACTGTCCGAAACATGGAGATGTTAGTATGCAGACAGTAACTGTAATAAAGGGTGAAAAAGGTCGTAAAGATTTTTGTCTGCCTTGCATGGTAGAGTACTGGGAATCTCAAGGTATAACCGCGATATCATTTTAGGAGGAGTTAAGATGAGTCTTACACAGCAGGAACTTCATGAGAAAATTTTATATCCCGTAACAAGAGTTAGGGCAGGGAATGCGGGTGGAAGTGGTGTACTAATTTATTCCCAACCAGACCCTAAACATGATGGTAACTATATTAATATTGCCCTAACTTGTCAACATGTTATTGATGGGAATATTAAACTTATGGATGAATGGGATGCCGTTCTTAAACGACAGGTAAAGAAAGATGTCATTGATGAGGTCACCGTAGAGATTTTTGACTACGATGGTTCTAAAGTAGTGTCTGCAAATTCTACTACTGGAAAGATTATTGCCTATGACAAGCATCATGACTTGGCGGCAATACGTTTAAACAATCCTCGTCAGATGCCTCATGTTGCCTCACTCTATCCACGGGATGAGTTAGATAACCTGAAGCTTTTTGATGAAATATGGGTATCAGGGTGTTCCTTACTCCATGATCCCTTTGCTTCTGAAGGCACACTAACATACCTTAGAGAGATGATTGAGCAAAAGTCATACCTCATGTCCAATGC